GGAAAACCTTCTATGGCCCGGAATCCCCGACTTCGGGCGGTCCCGGATGACGAGACTGCCCAAAAGCCTGAATCCCCGAAACCTCCGAAGACGCTGAAGGCTGCCGCCGAGGCGTCGGAGCGGGAGTTGTTGGTGACCATGCGGGCAAGGATCGCCGCCGAGATCGACGGTGGCGTTCCACCGCACACGTTGGCGCCATTGTCGCGTCAGTTGCGTGAGATCGACAAGGAGATCCGGGCTTTGGATCTGCGCACGCAGCAGGAAGCTGCGGACCGCGGCGAAGATGTCGACGACTCTTACGACCCGACGTCTATCTGAGGTCGCCCGCCACCTTGTCATCCCGGAAGGGATCACCAGTTCGGTGTTCCCACGGGTGCAGCGGCGGCTGAACGACGCGGGGGTGTATTTCGACACCTGGCAGCAGGGGTTGAATATGGCGACCCTCGGATGTCGAGCTGACGGTAAGTATGCCGCCACCATCGGTGGGGTTGTCGGGTCAATCCCGCGTCAGGTGGGTAAGACGTATGACTTCGGCAACTTGCTGATCGGGTTGTGTCTGGAGTTCCCGGGATTATGTGCGGCGTGGACGTCACATCACAACAGGACGACCACAAACACGTTCCGCTCCATGCAAGGCATGGTCAAGCGGAAGAAGATCGCACCGTATCTAGCCCCGAACGGGATTCGCACGGCGAACGGCGAGCAGGAGATCCGGTTCGCCAACGGGTCGATCATCATGTTCGGCGCCCGCGAACAGGGCTTCGGCCGCGGCATGGACGCGATCGACGTTCTGGTGTTTGACGAGGCTCAGATCCTGGGCATCAAGGCGCTTGAGGACATGGTTCCGGCGACCAACCAAGCCAAGAATCCTCACGGAGCCTTGGTGATCTTCATCGGGACACCGCCTAGGCCAACGGATCCGGGTGAAGCGTTCACCGCTAAACGTGAGCAGGCAATCAGCGGCAAGTCGACCAACATCATGTACGTCGAGATCAGCGCCGAACCTGATGCGGATCCCGACGATTACAGCAAGATCCCGACGTACAACCCGTCGTATCCTCATCGCACGCCGCTGGAGTCGATTCAGCGTATGCGGGAAAACATCCCCGACGATGAATCGTATCGCCGTGAAGCGATGGGGATTTGGCCAGTATTCGGCGGCGGACTCATTTCTCCTGAGAAATGGGTTAGTTTGGCCGATCCAAAGTCCACTCCCATCGATCCGGTGTCGTTCGGCGTCTACATCAATCGTGACCGGACGAACGCCGCGATCGGCGTCGCCGCCTACCGGGCGGACGGTTTAGTCCATGTCGGAATTGTGCCTGCTGTGCAGGACCAACCGACTCTAACCAATCTGCCCGGCACGGCGTGGATCCCATCCCGCATCAAGGAACTGTTCGACCGATGGGGTCCCTGCGCCACAGTGATTGATTCGCAGAACGCCGCGGCATCGCTCATCCCCTCTATTGAGGAGTTGGGGGTGCCGGTCATGACAACCGGTGCTGGCGAAATGGCCAACGCCTGCGGAAGTTTCTACGACCTTGTCATGGCTCCAGGGATTGAGTCTGACGGTAAGCCCGGAAAGCTGCGCCACCAGGGCGCGGCCCCGTTAGGGGCTTCAGTGACAGCCGGGAAGCGGCGAGACCTTCTCGATAAGTGGGCATGGGATCGGAAAGACCCATCCAGCGACATAACTCAACTGGTCGCCGTAACGCTTGCCCTGCAAGGGCTGGTAGTTCACGGCAGACCCCAACAAACCGAGGTTTGGGGCTTTTTCACATGACACCAACACGAATTGTGCTGCTAGCCACCCTGGTTGGCGCTGCGGCCGTAGTGGCCGGTGTCGCAGGATTATTGGGTCTGTGGTGGGCACTCATCACCGGCGGGTGTTTGACCATCACCGCGTCTGGTGTGTTGCTGTATGACCCGGATAGGCGTCATCGGTGAGGATCCTTGACCGCATCTTGCAACGGCCCACACCCGCGCGGGATGCATACCCGTACACGCTTGGTGACTACGCGGGCTGGATCGACCAGTTCATGTACAACGGCCTTGCATATACGGGTTCCGGGATCGCACTGCAACAGACTCTAGCGGGGACAGGTACAGAACGGCCCGCTGGGACGTTCGAGGGATTGGCACGGCAGGCGTTCTCCGCTAACGGCGTGGTCTTCGCGTGCATGCTAACTAGGCAGCTTGCGTTCTCCGGACCAAGATTTCAGTGGCAGCGGTTGCGCGACGGGAAAGCCTCGGACACGTATGGGACCCCAGCTCTCCAACTGCTGGAGTCCCCGTGGCCAGGAGGCACGACGCAGGACTTGTTGGCGCGGATGCTTCAGGACGCAGACCTTGCGGGCAACTCCTACTGGTACGCAGAAACTCCCCTCTCCCGCCTCGGCACGAACGATCCGAACAAAGAGCTAGTTCGGCTACGTCCAGACTGGGTGGAGATAATTGGTCTTCCGCGCCAAGCCGACACGCGAACAGGTGGGCGAGGCGACGGCCAGGTTGGTTGGCGAAAGCTCGGTTACCTCTACACAGAGAATGGCGTCGGTTCAGGCGGATCCGTTCCCTTCACAGTCGATGAGGTAGCACACTTCGCACCTATTCCGGACCCCCTCGGCGTGTTCGTGGGCATGTCGTGGCTCACTCCGGTCATTCGTGAGATACAAGCCGACCATGCGATGACCCGATACCAGCGCAGATACATGGACAACGGTGCCACCCCGAACACAGTGATCAAGCACTTCCCCGGGGCGCCGGGTATCCAGGGCGCGACGCAGGACGGTGTTCGGAAGTGGATCGAGGAGTTTGAGGACAAGTACGCCGGTATCGACATGGCCGGCAAGACGCTGCACCTATATCCGGGTGCAGACGCGACCGTCATCGGGTCGAACCTGAAGGAGATCGACTTCAAAGTCGTTCGCGGACATGGTGAAACCCGAATCGCCGCTGCGGCGGGAGTTCCTCCTATCATCGTCGGCCTGTCAGAAGGGCTCGAGTCCGCCACCTACTCCAACTACGGACAAGCGCGCCGCCGGTTCGCAGATGGAACTATGCACCCGCTGTGGCAGAACGTAGCCGGGTCGCTACAGCGGATCATGCCCCCACCGAACGGATCGCGGCTGTGGTACGACGCAACTGACGTCCCGTTCCTTCGCGAGGACGAAAAGGACGCCGCGGAGATTCAGCAACTTCGTGCAGCGACCATCATGTCGCTGATCTCTGCAGGTTTTGAGCCCGACTCTGCCGTGGCTGCAGTGGAAGCTAACGACTTCCGCGGCATCTTGAAGCACACCGGAATGACGAGTGTTCAGTTGCAGGAACCGGGCAGCGACGCCAACGCAAACACATCGGTGAATACCGAGGAGGAACAATGACGGCACAGATTAAGACGCTGCCGCGTGAAAACCTTTGCCGCTCAGTGCCTTTCACGCTTACGCGTGCGGATGAAACGCCGGATGAGGGATTGACGTTCGAGGGTTACGGTGCGGTGTTCAACACCCCCACCCGTATTGATTCGTGGGAGGGCTGCTTCGACGAGCAGATCGCCCCCGGAGCGTTCCGTAAGAGCCTGCGTGAGCGGACCCCGAAATTCCAGTTCGACCACGGCCACCACCCGATGTTCGGATCGTTGCCGATGGGCACCATCTCCAGCATCACCGAAGACGAACGCGGCCTGCTGGTTGAGGCGCAGATCTCCGATTCGTGGTTCTGGGAGCCCGTCCGGTCCGCTATCGCCTCCGGCGCGGTGGATGGGATGTCGTTCCGGTTCAGCGTTGTTCGTGACGAGTGGCGCGACCGCGACGGCAACCTTGTCCGTGCTGAGGATGTCGACATGATCCTGTACGGGCGCGACCCGGAACAGCGGGGACCGTTGATGCGGACCCTGAAAGAGGTGAAGATCGCGGAGGTCGGCCCGGTTGTGTGGCCCGCTTACGCGGGTACCACCGCCAGTGTCCGGTCGGTGACGATCGACCTGGCCACGATTCACACAGACCCCGAGCAGCGCAGGCTGCTCGCCGAGGTTGCATTGCGTGCCGATGCAGCCAACATCGCCGCCGATGAGGCGGAACAGTCCGATGACGAGCCGCAAGACACCACTGAGGTGGCCGTTGAGCACTCGGATGAGGACAACGACGCGCCGCAACCCACTGAGGCCGGGGAGCACGAGTCGGAATCCCTAACCGAAGATCCCGCACCCATTGACGAAGTGGACGCCGCGAGGGCAGCCGACATTGATCGGTTGTTCACGGAGGCGTTGAACGAGGTCAAGACGACGCGGGAGTCAACGCCACCAATGAAAGGTATCTGACGATGGAGCTTACCCATCAGCAGGCCGTCAACCGTGAGAAGGACATCCAGGACGAACTGGAGCGGTTGAAGGGCAAGAAAGACAAGACCGAAGAGGACCGCGGTAGGGTTCCCGCGCTTCTGGAGGAGTTCCGGCAGGTTCACGCCTACCGCCTCGATCTGGAGCACGACGCCGCACTGTCTGAGATCCGCTCCGCCGCAGGCGGTGTGGAGGCTCCGGCTGACGAGACCCGCGCCACGGTTGTGGACAAGCGCGTCAACGTCATCAGTGACAAGATGAAGGACCCGTGGAACCTGTCTGAGGTTCGCTACGGCGGAAACGTCGGCGCCGAGTTGCGTTCGCGTGCACTCGACGCGGTCGAGAAGATGTCTTCGGCCAGCGACAAGGTTCGTGAGGTTTCCACGAAGCTGGTTGAGGGTGACGGCACCACCGGTGCCCGCATGGCCAACCAGGTGTTGGCTTCGACGAGCCCGGCCTACATGAGTGCGTTCACCAAGCTGGTGCGCAACCAGGGTCAGGTCGCCGCCCTCACCGCTGAGGAGCAGGGCGCTTTCCAGCGCGCAATGTCGTTGACCGACAACGCCGGCGGCTACCTCGTGCCGTTCCAGCTCGATCCCGCCGTGATTCTGACTGCTGATGGTTCGGTGAACCAGATCCGGCAGATCTCCCGCGTCGTCACCGCCACCGGTGATGTGTGGAACGGTGTCTCGAGCGCAGGTGTGACGGGTTCGTGGGATGCGGAGGCCGCGCAGGTTTCCGACGATTCCCCGACCCTGGCGCAGCCGAGCGTGCCGGTCTACAAGGCGCAGGTGTTCGTGCCGCTGTCGTTCGAGGTCCGTGAGGACGCGGAGAACATTGCGGGCGAGGTCGCCAAGATGATCGCGTTCGAGAAGGACCGTCTGGAGTCTGTCGCGTTCGCGACGGGTTCGGGTTCGGGCCAGCCGACCGGCATCGTGACCGCCCTCATCGCATCGTCACCGTCTGTGGTCGTTCCGTCTGCGGGCTCGGACACATTCGCCCTCGGCGACGTGTACGCCCTCGACGGTGCACTGCCGGCCCGCTACGCCGCCAACGCGTCATGGCTCGCGCATCGCAAGATCTACAACAAGATGCGCCAGTTCGACACCGCTGGCGGTGCCGCACTGTGGTCCTACCTCGCAGAGGGACGTAACCAGCAACTGCTGGGCCGCCCCGACTACGTGTCCGAGGCAATGGACGGAGTCATCGACTCGTCCGCGGAGAACTACGTCCTCGTGTACGGCGATTTCTCCAATTTCGTTATCGCGGACCGGATTGGGACCACGCTCAGTTACATTCCCCACCTCTTTGGTGCGAATGGTCGTCCGACTGGGCAAAGTGGTTGGCACGCCTACTTCAGGGTAGGGGCCGATTCGGTGAACGACGGTGCCTTTAGACTATTGAACGTCACGTAAGATAGTCATGCCGTTCTGACGTGTGGCATGCGTTCAATATGCTAAACTTGGACGCATGCCACACCGAGGACAACTGATCTGCACGATCGAAGGCTGCACCAACAAGCAAAACGCCCGCACGTGGTGCTCAACGCACTACAGCCGCTGGCAACGCTATGGCGATCCGCTCGCCGAAGTCCGTTACCGGGCACCTAAATACAGAGATGGCCAGAAATGCAGCGTGGATGGCTGCAAGGATCTAGCGCACGCTAGGGGCTACTGTCCCGTTCACTACCGCAAGTGGCGGTTGTACGGTGACCCGCTTGGCAGCGCAGAGCCGCGCAAGTACAAGACGATCGATGACCTGCGCTACGAGGCGTTCCACCAATTACCCGGCGGGACATCGTCACCTGCGGGATACCGCTACCGCACAGCCCGCAAGGGCGAGAGATATGCCGAACATCGTTTGGTCATGGAGTACCACCTCAATCGGCCGCTGTGGCCCGACGAGACGGTGCATCACAAGAACGGTGACCGGTCGGATAACCGCATCGAGAACCTTGAGTTGTGGTCGTCGTGGCAGCCGTGTGGCCAGCGGGTGGAGGACAAACTCGCGTACGCGCGGGAGATTTTGAAACGCTATGGGAAGGAACCCTAGACGTGAGTTTTAGATGTGTTAATGCGTTTGCGTACCAGGAGAAGGTGTACGGGAACGCTGCTGTTGTCGAGGACAACGATCCGATTCTTGCAACGCACGCTTCGCATTTCGTGAGGGTTGAGGAGCCTGTGCGTGCGGTTGAGACGGCTTCTGCTGCGCCTGCTGAGGTGCGCGTCGTCGAAACCAAAGAAACTCCGGTTGAGCCGGTAGTGAAGTCAGAACCCGTTCGGCGTCGTCGCCGCAATCCGGAAGGAAATAAGTAATATGAAGACCGGCTTCAATAACACGCTGTGTGTGAAGGCTTTGCAGTCGCAGACCGTCCAGACCGGCACCGTTGACGGCCTTTCCGTTGACTGTGGAACGTTCTCCAACAACTTCCGTGACGTGACGTTCGCGATCCTGTCCGGAACCCTCACTGATGGTTCGTACGCGTTCACCGTTGAAGAATCCGATGCGTCGGATTCGGGCTTCGCCGCGGTGGATACGTTCCGCGTGCAGGGCTCGCTGCCCACGTTCGCGGCGACGGATGACAACGTGCTCAAGAGCTTCGGTGTTGTCCCGACGAAGCGGTACGTGCGGATCGTGTGCACCGCCACCTCTGCCACCACCGGCGGCGTGTTGGCTGCTGTGGCTGTGTTGGGTAACGGCGGCAACAACCCCGTCGCGCGGGCCTGACATAGCCGGTGGCCGTCAACTATGAGGACGCTGCGCTGGCTGCTGCGCGGCGTTACTGCGGTTGGGTTGTCACACCCCCTGAAACCGTCACCATCACGGTCGACGGGCCGGGCGGTCACCTGCTGTCTTTGCCGACCCTGCAGATCAACACGCTCACCAGCGTGGTTGAGGACGGCGTCACCCTGGATGTGAATGATCTTCACGTGTCTAAGGGTTCGGGGTTGGTGCGGAAGAAGTCCGGGGGCTGCTGGTCGTCGAAGCTCGGGTCCATCGTGGTCACGATGACCCACGGGTTCGATGAGGCACCGGACTTCGACGCCGCCGTCGAACAAACCGCTGCCGCGTTGGCTGCGGCGGGAACACGCACAGATATGGCGTTGAAACGTAAACGTATCGATGACGTTGAGTACGAGTGGTTCGAGATGGCGTCATCGTTCCTGCCGGAATCGCTTCTTGCCCCGTATAGGATTCTGCGGCCGTGAGTTTCGGCGGTCAGACGGTGGGTTTTGTCACCGTCACCGACATAGGAACACCCGGATACCTTGGTATCAAGCAGAAAACCAGGTCTGTGACGTTGGTGTCGGGTGTGCATTTCCGGCCGTTCTCCACTACAGAGGCGCCGGACGCGGAGACAGACGTGGCCACGGAAGTGTGGAAGCTGACCGCCCCTCCAGTGGCGGCTGTGTTGGCCGCCGAGTCCACCGGTGAGTTGGTGTATGACGGCACCGACAACCCCACCTATGACCCGGATGACGTGTCGAATGTGTTTCAGATTCAAGGCCCAGTGCAGCCGAAGCAAGATTTAGCTGAGTTGCATCATGTGACGGTCATGTGTCGGAGGCAGCATGGCTGACAGTCATGTTCGTGAGTCGGCGGTCGATATTGCCGCGCAGATTGAAGCGCAGGTTCGGGAGAGTGTTGAGGCGCGCGCTGAGGTGATCGCCGAACTTGATCGGACGGCGAAAGAGATTCAGAAGGTTGCGCGGTCTTTCGCGCCGGTGCGGACGGGCCGGTATGGGGCCGGGATTAAGGTTCGTAAACGCCCCGACGAGAACGGGTTGCCGGTCCGTCGTGTGGTGGCAACGGATTTCAAATCGCATTGGATCGAGTACGGCACCGGTGAGCCCGGGCCGACGAAAGCGTCCGCTCCGATGGAGAAAGCGGCTAACGCTTTCGGCGGCACCGTAGACGGACCAATCCACATCGGTAACGATTCAGGGGACGAAGTCAGTGGCTGATCTTCTCGGCCAGGACGCCCCCGACGTGGAAGATTTCATCGCGTGCGCGATGGCGCCGGTGATGCGGTGCGCCACTGAGCGTGACAGTGATGACGAGTTGCCGTTCTGCGTTGTCACCCGCATCGCGGGACCGGACGACCCTGATTGCGGAACCGATGATCCCGTTGTCCAGCTCGAGTTTTTCGATAAGGCCCGAGACGGGTTGTCGAAAGCGCAGGCTGCGGGGGAGACGAAGAACCGTGGACATCGCAGGATGACGAAACTCGCGAGGGATTTCGTGGACGTCACCATGTCCGACGGATCCACAGCGAACGCAACCTATGTTATCACCACGCTGAAACCTGTTCGTATGCCATATCAGGACGACCAGATCGTCCGCTACGTGGGCCGCTATCAGGTCGGCCTCTCATACGTCGCAGTCACCTAAGACTGTGTTGCGGCTGAGCCGCTACTTGAACTGCCCAATCATTCACGCCGGACCTTTCCGGTGACATTCACCCCTCCGAAAGGAACGCCATCATGGCACTACCCTCCACTGGGACTGATTGGGAAACCGGCGGATTCAGCACTGTCAGCCCCGAGTTGTTCCTCCGCGGCGGCCGGCAAGCCGTTCTGATTCGCCAAGCCCGCGGCACCGACACCGACATGTCCCCCGCGAACTGGGGTCCGTTCGCGCAGGACGGCGAACTCCGCGATGACTTGTTCGCATGGATCAAAACTGGCGGCTACTGGCAGACCAACCCCGACACCAACGAAGGCTTCCTCCTGTTGGGGGCGTTCAAGGAAGGCAACGGGCCGTCTGAGGAGTCGAAGATCGACCAGGACGACTTCATGGTCGAGCAGATGAACCAGCCCTACGACTCGGACATCATCAAGGAAGACATCACGATCAAGGTCACCCCCGTGGAGACCCTGTTCCCGTACATCAAGCGGATTCGGCACAACCTGCCGTTCCTCGATGAGGACGGCAACTTCATCGTGGAGGATCCCGGCACGGCGGGCGCGTTCTGGGGAACCCCGGTCGACATCGATCAGGTTGAGTACCAGTTGTTGACGTTGCACGCCGACCGGAAGAACGGCAAGACCGTCATCGTCGCGAACGGCTACCCGCGGTGCGTTGTCATCGACAAGGGCACCTCGAAGATGGATAAGAAGGATTCCGACGCTTCGGAACTCACCTTCAAGCCGTTGCCGGATGGGATCATGGTTGACAATTCGGGTCGCCCGATTCTGCGTGGCGAGTGGGTTGCGGGTGAAGGCTGGTCCGCTCTGGGTGGTGTGCCGGTGTTCTCGGCGACTGCCCCGGTGGCGACGGCTGGCGCGACGGGTAAAGCGACGATCGTGTTGGCGGATCCGACCGGCACGGGTGATCCGTTCACCATCACCGCCGAATCCACCGTTGATGACGGCGCGAACTGGTTGACCGCTGTGTTGGATACGCCGGGTGCTGTCACTTCCACGGGCGGTAACACCACGGTGAAGGTGAAGTCGGTGACGGCCCCGTCGGCTTCCTCGATGCGCATGGCGTGGATGATGCCGTCGGCGTCCACGGTGA